GGGGCGATGGCGGTATTCCTCATAAACGACTTCCCCAACAATTTCCTTGAAGTGGAATCCGCGAGCACACCGATACCCGCGAATACGCCGACAAATTTAATCTTTACCTACGATGGGTCACAGAGCGCAACCGGGATTAAGTGCTATGTAGGTGGCGTCTTAACCGCTAGCGAAGTGGTGAATGACGATCTCACATCCTCTACGGCGAGCGGTTTGCCTTTGTATGTCGGCTCTAGAACGGGACTAAACGAGTTTTTTGGTGGCTCCATGAGCAACTTGCAAATCTTGCCAGGGATCCTTACTTCCGCTCAAATTGCAGCAATTCAAACGGCGGGCCCGTAAGAAGAGAGGCTTTAGTGAAACCAAGCTTGGTAAGAGCAGCCAGACGCGGAACTACTGCGATGACGACGGAACGGAGGCAGCTGTGGGCGTGAAGCTACCATGGATCTCTCTTCGATCGCACAACGCGATTGTGATCTTGCTGTCTACCCAGGTTCAAGAGTTGAAGGACGAGCGCCAGCTTTTGCTGGACCGCCTGGCGACTTTGGGGCTGGGGGGTCCGATCTTCCGCCTTCCCGCCCCGGAGAGCACGGAAACGATTGAAACCCCCGAGCTCGCCGATCCAGAAGGGGAAATGATTGAAGAATTGTTGCGTTTTCGCCGTCGTCCGGCAAGGCTTGCCGATGCCCTTACGCGGAAAGCGTTTCGCGAGTATAGCAAGCGAGGAACCGGCCCGAAGGTGGCATGGGTGCCCGCGGCAACCGAGAAGATCAACGCGGCACTGGATGAAGCGGAAGAGCAAGGCAAGAGGCTAAATGGCAACTAACCCCGGCATCGACATCTCGCAGCTTTCGGCTACCAATGTGCCCAGGGCACAGACGAGCCAGGAGGACAATCCAAGTTCTCCCATGGTGGGAACCGCCGATGAGCCGCAGAATAGCGCGGGACTCAGCCAGGAAGATCAGATGCGGCTGATTGCCCTTGTACGCCGGTACAAGGACCAATGGTCACAGGATCGCATGGTCCTGATGCAGCGCTGTCTGCTGAATCTTGAGTTTTTCAAGGGAAATCAGTTCATCTCGTTCGGGCCGGGACAGGCTCAAGCTTTCGACGCCTTGGGGTGGATGAACTCGGTCACCCAAAACGAAGCAAACACGGACGACAAGGATCTCTATCAGTATTGCAACAACTTCTATCAGATGCTGGCGACCGGCTTTGTCGCCGCTCTAGCTCCGCAGGTCCCTAAGTCGCGCTGGCTGCCGGAAAATGCGGAGCATTTGACGGACGTCACCACCGCGAAAGCCGCACAGACCCTTATCGACATTGTCGAGCGGCAGAACAAAGAGCAGTCGCTCCTGAAGCAGCAGCTTCTCTATCTCTACACCACGGGAGCCGTCTTCCGGCACACGCGCTATGTGGTGGATGCCGATCGCGCGGGCACATCCCATGAACCGATCCTCCGCGAGACACAGACGCAGATTACGCCCGACCGGTATCACTGCTTCAATTGCGGAGCGGATAACGATCCGAGCGTGATGGGGAACAAGGAGTGCCAGAATTGCCATAGCGCACTTGGAAATGAGTCATTCTTCCCTGCTGAGTTCGGGCCCACAGTTCAGAAAATAGGCGAAGAGGAACTACCGAACGGGATGGTAGCACAGAACGTCTATTGCCCTCTGGAAGTTGATGTCGATCCGGCGGCCTCCAATCTCCGGCAGACTCCAATCTTAAATCTCGAACTCGAGGTCCACCTAGGTGCATTGCGCGCAGCTTACCCGGAGATGTATGACAAGATTCAGTCATCTTCGACGAGCACGCTGTCTTCAAGCGGCAGCATCGATCGCATCGCGCGTCAACAAGTCTATTCGCAAAGCAACACGTACTCGAGCATCCTGCAGGATCAAAGACCCACCTTGTCGCGTAGCTGGATTCAGCCATGGGCCTTTGACCTTGAAGACGATCAAGACTTTGGCAAGAAGATGCGACAGGCCTATCCGAGCGGCCTATTGCTAGTCAACGTTGGCGATACATTTTTGTCGGCAAGAGAGGCACGTCTTGTCGATGAATGGACTTGGGCCGGCACGCACGAGGGCTTTGGTCTCTATCCGCCTTCCATTGGAGATATTGTTGTCCCCTTTCAGAAGCGGTACAACGACATGGCCAACATCCTCCATGAGTTCATGGATCGGTGCTCTTCGGGGGTTACGCTCGCCAATGCGGATCTGATCGACAGTAAGTCGATGCAAGGCAAGCCGATGCTTCCAGGTGTATTGAACCTAGTCAAGCTGAAACGGACGGGCGCACCGGGAACTATGAGGCTGGCCGACGCACTGTTTCAGTTTCAGTTCGCCATGCACGAAGAGGCCTTCAATTACCTCGATAAGTTGGCTTTCAATGCACAGATGTTTGCCGGCGTCCCCCCGCAGGTTTACGGTGGGGCTGGCGATCCCCATGTAGAGACTTTCGGGGGACAGCAGCAACAATTAACTTCTGCCATGGGCAAGCTCAACATTTATTGGGATAACTTGCGCGAGGAGCACGCCGCAGCAGATGAACTGGCAGTGCGATGTGCCAAGGACAATCTGACAGAAGACCTGAAAGAGGTGCTCGCAGAAAAGGGTTCAGAGTTCCGCAATCACTACGTTCGTCTCGACGACCTCGCAGGTAATGTGCACGCTTACCCAGACACGGATCAGGGCTTTCCGATCACTGCGGCGGAGTTACGGCAACGCTGGATGGACTTGATGGAAGCGGCAGCTCAGAATCCCATCGCTCAAGCCATCTTCGACGATCCGTCGAACCAAGAACAGGCGGCAACGGCCCTAGGGGTACCTGGAATGACGGTCCCTGGAGCCGCAATGCGCTCGAAGGTCCTGCAGAATATCGACAAGCTGATTCAGTCGCAGCCGATTCCTACGATCAATCGACAAACCGGTCAGCCGGCCGGTCAGATGCAGCCATCGATTATGCCTGACAAGGAAATCGACGACTTTACGGTACTGAAGCAGGTTGTCAGGCAATACTGCCAAGAGAATTGCGATATTGCAGACGACAATCCGGCAGGCTTTGCGAACGTGCTCGCGTACTTGACAGCAGCGGTTGCGATGGAGACGGAGCAGCAATTTGCGCAATCTGCGCAGAAGCTTGCGATTGCCCAGGCCGGAATGCAAAAGCTTCCGCAACCGCCAGCGCCTGACCCGGTGGAGCAGGGGTTACGACTTCAGCTAATGCACGATGCCGGTCAAGCGGTTCAGAGGCTGATGACGATAGGTGCTACGCCCCCATTACCACAGAGTTCAAACCTGCAATCGCAGACCGCGGCTCTCTCTGAAGTCACAAACCTCGCGGCCCAGATAGAGAAGATCAACGCGAGTAAGTGATGGACATCCGCTGCCCAAAGTGCGACCGCAAATTGATGACGCTGAAATACGAAATCATACGGGAGGAGCTTGTGATCGAGACAGTATGTCCCAGATGCCCAAAGAGTAGCAACAGGCAACCGCCCAAAGTAGATATCACCTTCCCCCATCCGCTGACGGGGAGTGAGGTCTTACCGTTTATCGCAATGGTGTAAACCCTAGCTTCCGAGTTTCCTGAGCGCCCAGAGCGCCTGAGATCCAGAAAGAGTTTCCAATATGGCAACTGAGACGATCGTCCCCTCCGCTCCGGCGGCTGCCCCATCTGCGCCTGCAAGTGCACCAGCAACCCCCGCGCCGAGTGCACCAGCAAGTTCTAACGTGCCTTCGGCGCCTGGGGCGACAGGCTTCGAATCGCCAACGCCGAAGTCAAGTGTCGACCCGGCGAGGTTTCCCATTCGCGAGGACTACGCGCGCGAATTGCTGAAAGAGAAGCTTGGGGCGATTGCCACCGAGGGCATGGAGGCGCCAGAGACAGCCGAAACGGAGAAGGCCGCAACAGATGTCGAAGCGGCAACAGAAGCGCCAGTCGAAGAGCCTGCGAAGCCGGAGATACCGGCAGATGCGTTACAGGAGGAGGACTTCCAGATAGAACCTGTGGCGATTGTCACGCCAGAAGCTCTGAGCCAGATGGTCAAGGACAATGCGGAGTTCGGAAAGCTGCTCGAGACTGATCCGGCCCTGAAGGGCCAACTCTACAAGACAGCCCGCGAGGCGGCAGAGCTGAAACCGTACCGTGAGATCTTCCCAGACATTGATTCCGCAAGAGCTGCGCAGACTCATTCCGCCACATGGTTTGACGTGCAGAACACCTTCATGGGGTCGGCAAGTCGTGAGGGAACCATGAAGACTCTGGCGAAAATTGCAGAGCTTTCCTACGAGCGAGACGCCAACGGTGAGTTGCTTCTTGAGAACGGCGATCCACAAATCGGCGAAGACTTTTACGGATTTGTGGACAACGTCGTTGGTTTGGACCTTGAGCACAGAAGCGCCGAAGTGGAAGCACGCCTGAGGTCTAATGTCTACCGCTCGGAGGAAGACAGAGATCGGGACCAAACTGTCAAAGCAGCGCTGGACGTCCTCAGGGAAGAAACCGCCGCCACTTCCCCGGCGAAAGAGGCATTGCCAGAGTCGCTGCAGCGCAAACAGGAGGAACTGGACCGAAGGGAGCACGAACTGAACCAGCGTAAGCATAACGAGAAGGTGGAGGAGAGAAGAAGTTTTGAGGCTGGACTGCAGCAGGAGGCGCAAAAGCGGATCAACGAAGGCATTCTCAAGATCATTGCCAACGTTGAGAAGCAAGGCGCTGTAGTGAGTCCTTATCTCAAAAACATTCTTCCCAAGGCCATCGGCGTCAAATTGCTTCGCAAAATTCAGGCAAATCCCTCGTTACAGGGACAGATGCAGGAACTCCAGCGACTTCCCCTCAGCGACGCTTCACACCAGCGCCGATTGGTTGCGATCGACCGCGCCGTTCAGCAGTATCTCCCAGACGTGGCGCGAGAGGAACTGCGCGAGGCCGGTGTACAAATCGCAACCTCGGCGGCAGCAAGACGCGCTAAAGTAGACGCCCAGATTGACGCAACAAAGAAAACCGAACCCAAGGGCTCAACCGGGCCTGCCGGAACGGGAACTGCACTGAGCGCACACAGCGCCTTTGAACACGCTCAGGCGGAGTGGCAGAAGGCCAATCCCGGCAAGCAATTCGATCGAGTCGCAAAGGACGAGATCATCCCTAGAGTTCTCCAGTTGATGCAATCAAGGTGAACAGAAAAACAGACGCCCTTAATGCGTGCTCTCCGCGCGCTTTCACTTGGGCTAACAATTAAAAAGGATTGAGTTTTCCATGGCTAATCTTCCCGGTGCAGCGAGCACTACACAGGAATTGCAACTTGAGGCTCTCAACGAAGTCATCAAGCTGCTCATTGAAAAGGAGGCCAAGCTCGATTCGCGTATCTCCGAGCGCGGCTCCATAACTCCGGTTTCCCTGCGCAGCTTCCGCCTGCGCTTTCAAACCGCATTCCCCGGCAACGTCGCCATGTTTAACCTGGATGGCGGCATTTTGCCGGCTGGCAATTTCTCGCAGTGGGTGCAAGGCACTGTAACGCCACTGGCCTATGTCATTCCAGTCGAGTATTCGCGCCTGGTAGATATCGTCGGCGATGGGGGACCGAAGGTTGTTTCGGAAAACCCTGTAACCAAAACACTCGCCGATGTAGCGGTGCAGATGGCAAAAAACCGGGATCAGTTCTTGCAGCAGGCCGGTGACGGCCAGATTGGTCAAGTCGACGCCTCTTACGCTGGAAGCGGATCGAATCCAATCGTACTGGCCTCCAGTCCGTGGGGCGCGCGGCTGATCTCCCAGGGCCAGCAGGTCCAGGTGATGTCGAATACATACACGTTGCGCGGCACCTGCTACGTGACCAACGTAAACAATAAGCTGGGCTCAATCCAATCGATCACAGTCGATGCGGTTCCATCGGGCACTGTGGCGGGCGATTTCATCATGGTTGCCGGCGTGGCTGCTACGACTCCGGTCTTCTTGTACGGAATTCCGTATTTCCATAATACGTCGACGACCGGAACGTACCTCGGTATTGCCAGGACTCAGAACTATGTCGTGGCGAACGGTGTGGCTGCGGGCGGAGCTCCCTTGTCTCTTCCGATGCTGCGGGCCGCGCTTTCCCGCGTCGAACAGTCGCTGGGCACCAGCGCCCTCAAGACCCAGGTGTGGCATGCGCATCCGTCGCAGATCCAGGCATACGAAGAAATGGGCTTTGCCAAACAGGAAATCCTGATGAACGACGGCAAGATGCCAGGCTTCGATGGGCTGACTGCTAACGTGGACGGTTTCAAGATCGCCGGCCGCGAAGTGGTACGCAACATTCACGCTGACAATACGAGGATCGACTTCATGGAGTTTGGCTCCTGGCTGAAGGTCGTCTGGGGTAAGGCGCCCTTCTGGTTCAAAAACCGAAGCGGACAGTGGGTCTTTCAAATCTATGACCCATCTTCCGGCAATCCCACCGCGAATGAGGGCTGCTACTACGTGGATTGCCGCCAGTATGCTGTTGACAATCCTCAAGCGATCTCGTCCGTTACGGGCCTGAAGGTGCCTGCCTACAACTAACCCGCTCTAGAGCAACATGCCCTGGGTGGATATATTTCGAGACCACCCAGCGATGGAGACAGGGCCCCACGATAACCATCTTGGGGC